AGATTTATAATTTATATTGCTACCGTCGTATTTCTAATTCGTCGCGATCCCAGGATCTATGTCCTAGCATTGACTGTTCTCGCTGTTATTTTTGTTTTATATAAAACCAACATGGTGAAGGAAACATTTAATCATTCATTGAAAAGGAGTTCCAATTGTCAGGAACCAACTCTTAATAATCCCATGGCTAACGTGCTTATGACCGATTACAGTGACGCACCCAATCGTTTAGAGGCGTGTTATTACTCCCAACCTAACGAATTTGTTACACAAGGTGTTCCATTTGATTCAGGGCGTTCTCGGTCATCGTTACCCAAATTTCAAAAAAATGCTATAGAAAGGCAATTTGTCACGAACCCTGTGAGTCAAATACCAGGCGATCAAACGCAATTTGCTGAGTGGTTATATGGACCAAAGAATGGACCCATGTGCAAAAGTGATTCCAAGTACTGTAATCCTGACGCGCGTGGTGTTCAATTAGAGGCTTTCGCTGGTCTTGGTGGTGATGGGGATATCAGAGGTCCCCGAGGTGGTGGTCGTGTGCGAGGTGGTGGCGGAACCTATAGTTAGATTAATATTCTCGTGTAATAATAAATGGCATATCAACTCCAACCTGGTCTCTCAATTGTTGAAAACGCTGGTGCCCTTCCAAGTGTAAAAGCGACTGATGAGGTATTCGTTTACCCTCAGCCCAGTCAATTAAATTATGGTTCTCGCCCCAATACCATGCTTTATGGAACTGCTCCATACAAGGCTGGTAAGGGTTCTCCAGCAGAATATATCGAAACATCCGATCAACTTCGTCCCCAAGCTACTACCCGTTTCAATAAAGTCATCGTACCCACCTATGAACGCAATTTATTCCCCCTTACCAACATGGATTGTAAGGTCCCTCTTCGTACCAGGTCATACGAACCTTCGAGTACTCGTGCCGAGCTCCAGAATGGTTTGTTTGACCAGAGGTATATTAATAAAAATGTTAACAAGAAGTAAGAATGGCTGATCCAATTTCACTCATCGCCGTAGCCTCACTCGTCTACGCTGGACGCTCTCTCAGTAAGAAACCTGAAAAATATACCCCTTTATCTGAAAGTCCCAAAGAATCTCCATCAGCTCAATTTATTGATTTCAAGGAAAATGATTTCGTCTCTCGAGTGGATGCCCCACAGAAGAGGGAGGTTGAAAGTTTCGGAGATATCTCCAGGCAACAACGCAGTGGTGGTCAAGAAGTTTTGGATTTACGTAATCGTATGAGTGATCGAGGTCGGATGAATAATCTTTCCCCGGTTGAGAAACAAATGGTTGGTCCAGGTCTTGGTGTTGGTGCACACACCCCAGCTGTCGGTGGCTTTCAACAATCATTCCGAGTTAACCCAGTTAATGTGGGTGAATACAGGCTTACTACATTACCAGGGCGTAGTGGCCCAGCTCAAGATGTTACGGGTGGTCGTTCGGCTAAGGTCGGTGAATTGACACACAATAAACCCGCTACAACCGCCCATCTTCCCAGTCGTTTACCCGCTATGCCCGGACGCGCTCAAGGTATGTCAGGTGTCGTTCCCCGTAATGAACACGAAAGAACTAAGAGGACCACCAACCGTTCGGAAACTGGTGTTCGCACCGATGGGTTAGGTTTCAATGGTGCCAGGCGCTTCATACCCGCTCAGACTATTGTACAAAATCCTACGAGGTTCAGGACCGATCGCAACGATGAGCAGTACATCTACAACAACCAACCCACTCCAGGTATTACCAACTTTGTCGGTGGGTACACTAACAGTGCCGCCGCACAGGTTAACGCTAGGAGCAATGAAGAACTCATGAAGTATGGTTTCCGACCCGAAGATCGTCGCGGTAAACCTAACCGTATGGGTAACGCTGGTCGTATGAATGTTCGTGAGAGCGCCCTCAAGCAGGGTGGTAAGCTTACGGCGGTTCGATCCGATACGACTCGTGTCGATGGCCGTGTCAACCCAGCCAGTGGTGGTTGGACACAAAACTACAAGAATAACGAGTATCATCAGTTCAACGCCTACAAGGGTAATGAAAATCCCAACTCCAGGCGTCTCGATATTGCCAAGACACAGCTCCAGAATAATCCTTTATCCCATAGCCTTTCTCAGTAAATTTCATACTGAAATAGACAAAAACATTCATTAAAATATTGTGCCTGTATTTTAATGAAGGTCCATACCTTGAACATAGATAGCAGTCAACGCCAATCGAATGTGTATCTACACGCCAACACATACGTCATTCGTTTAGAAAATCCAATTTATGACGTGTCTCAGGTTAAGCTGGTTTCTGCTCGTATACCCACACCACAGTTGACAACATGTGCAACAAATAAGAGTTTCAGTGTAGATGGAACGGTAATCAACTTAGATGAAACGAACTATTCTTCTGGAACAGAACTCGCTTCTGATCTCACTCTCAAACTGGCACCACCCGAATCCAACGTAGATTCTGTTGTATTTGATACCGATACAAATGGTCTAGTATTCTCTAATACCATCGCAGGTGATAATGATTTCACATTTGAATTCCGAGACGGAACGAATGGATACATGAATACTTCATCCTCTGTGACAACCCCACATCAAGTTTTAGGTTTTGGTTCGATTGATCATGCGTCTACGAATAAAGTGCTCAAATCTGGTGCTATTAATCTGAATGGTCCAAATTCTCTAGTGCTCAAAGTGACATCTGGATCTGATGGATTTGATCAAGATGTGTATACATCTACACCTTTCTATACCGGTCATATACTTCTCAATGGTTCAGATGTTGTAAACTTTAATGGTACGGATGATCCACTCGTGCATCATTTTCATTCGGGTTCACAAAAATTTATAAAGGAGCTAACAATTGAATTTTTTTATATGAGCCATGGGCGCCTCATACCATACGATTTCAGAAATCAAGATCATCTATTAAAATTCGAAGTGACATGTTCTACGGATAAACTCATCAATCTTACAAAGGTTGAAGTAGATAAGGTTTTACCGAAAAAAGAAAAGTCGTTAATAAGCATTCCAAAGGAATTGAAGAATCCTTATAACCGTGAGGTGTTTATTTATATTGGTGTAATTACCTTCCTGGGTATATTACTCATCTCTTTTATGAAAAAGAGAATTTAGCGAGAGACAGCGTAGACGGGCTGCGCGGGCTTGGAAACACGAGTAGAAACACCGGAGATGAGCATGTAGACCACGATCGAGAGGAGAGTGGTGAGGACGGCGGTGAGCGCGTACTGAGCGCCACCGTTCTTGGGCACCTTAATGACCTGGCTGATGGTCCAACGGACAACATCCATCCACGACATGGCCGCGGCGAACGAGAAGCCCGCCACGATCGCGTTGAGAGACTGGGTCTCGAGTTCCTGGGTGACAAGATTGACAGTCTTAAGAGCAGCCTTCATTGTGATTTGTATACTATAGCATGGGAAAATATTTTACTCTGGAAGTAACTCTTCTTTATCAATTTTTTTGTATCTACTTTTCCTGAGTATTTTAGATTTTGTGAATAACGGTTCGTCATCAGAGGAGTCCGTGTCCGAATCCCCATCACTTGCCAATATGGTTAGTTTAGTTTTCGTATCTGAAAAATTCCAACCATCAGGCTCCCATACCGTCATTCTTATTAATAGCGTTTTTTAAGATTTGCTCAGCTGGATTGCGCGGTTCCCATGCATCCCATCTATCATACGCCTGGTTCACCTGAATGTACCTAGGATCGTTTCCTGAGTACCGCTCAAATGTGGGTAATTCATTATCTGGAACAACCTCGAAATCCTCTCCATCGGAATCATCTTCGTCATAGACATCCGGAAACAAACTCCCTGTCGCCTGACCAACCCTATGCATCGCACAGTACCTAGATGAGTATTCCACATCTTCTGAAAGAATTACATTTCTTCCACAAGCTTTAGAATACTCTGCTGCGATTACTACACTTTGTTCAAGAACTGGCATGACAATATCAATCATGGCCTTCATGTAGTCTTCCGCCTGTTTATTAGCCATTTGGACATCGTTATCGAATCCAGTCTTCATTCTATTTAATACTTATAATTAAAAAGTGTTTC